CAGGTGGCCGCAGTACCGCATCTTCGAAATCTCACGCGCGGCCATATCGAGGATCAGGTGATCCCGGGGAACGCGATTGAACCACGGTTCGCCCGGATCGAGCCAAACGTCCTCTTCGCTCTCCAGCAGCCCGTGAAACCGCGTGTCGGTATCCCGCATTTGCACGACGCCGCAACCGATCGAGAAGAACGCATCGAGTACGATCGCACGAAACGTCGCGTCAAGCTGCATATCCGAGATCAGCTTGTTCAGACCCACTTGAAATCGCTGGGCGAAAGGCCAGTGCGTGGGATTCTCGGTAGTGACCTTCACTCGCGGATTATTGGCCGCCAGGGCGACCGTGTAGATTCGGGCCGTCTGGTTCAGCAGGTTGACCAGCGTCTTGTACGGAGCGCCGTGGGGCTTCTCCTGATACCAGGAACCGACGTAATCACGGATCAGCACCTTGGCAGTCCGGCAGAACGGGCGCCACGCCTCGCGAGAAGTCTTGATCGCCTTCATCAGGCGGCCGCGGACCAACTTATCGTCCAGGTTGAGCATGACGCCGCCTCGGGTGTAATTGGGCCGGCCAAGAAAACGAAAAAACCCATGCAAGGTATGCGACCCTCGCATGGGTTCGTTTTCTTGGCCCGCTGTCCCCAACCGCTGGCCGGCGGTCAGGGGGCGTTGCCCGTTGGATTGTCAAAACAGACTGAGCGCCGCGTATTCATCGGCAGGGTCGAACCCTACGCCGTAGGCCGCGAGCACGTCTTGCGACTGCGTTGCGGCCACTTGGGTATAAACCCCGCGGACACTCAGCCAAGCGGTCCACCCCGGAGTCGAACCGGGCCACACTGGTAAACAACCAGCCTTGCCCCACGGCGAAGACCATTGCCCCGGCTACGCTGCAGCGCGCCGAGGCTTACCATCGCATCGAATTCTTGACCTTCAAAAGTGGTGGGGGCTGGATTCGAACCAGCGTCCTCGGGATTATGAGTCCCGCGAGGTACCAGACTCCTCTACCCCACGTCAAACTACTTGCCAACGTCGATGCCAACCCGCTTCACCGCGGCGGCCGCGATTTTCCATGCCTCGTCGGCGATTCGCTCCGGCAGTGCGTCTCGATCGTTGAACGAATCGCACGCGTCGATCTGCCGGCTTGCCACGACGGGGATCAAATCCAGGTAGCACTTCATCATGATCTGATGGGCGACCGCCTGTTTTTGGGCATGCTGTTGACCGATCAGGGGAACTTGCGGTGCCGGCATCAGAAATCACTCCTCAAAACGTCTTCGATCGTAGCTTGTGGCTCGTCGTCGCTCCAGCGATGGCGAGCGGCCCGATCTTGCTGTTCACGCCACCCAAATGACCCATATTCGGGATTATCAGAAGCCACCCCACCTTTGTCAAGCCCACTCAAAGGGCGATCCTTGCACAATAACCGGGCAACTCCACCCGCAATGCACCGGTCGCCATGGGCTTTTTCGCCCTGGCCGGCCGATTTTGATGGTCGGTGGATGATCTTGCCGTTTTCCCACTCGTATTCCCCGCATTCCCGAATCAAATCCTCCGAACGGGGGGTGAAGCTATCATCCTCAAACCCGGTGCCCAAGTCCTCGAACAACTCGCCCTTATCGTTGTCCGATCCGTTATGCCACCCCAATTTGCGGGTTTTCGCCCGGCTTCCGATCTCGTCGACGTCCCGGTAGTACACGTTCTGGTAGTCACACTCTTCAACGACGGTCTTACCGAACTGGGTCCCCGTGGGACCCGAAGACTCCCAGCCCAGGTAGGCGTTGTTGAGGTACTTCGACAGGCCCACGGCCAGCTTGGCGAACTTCGTTGCCTGCCATCCCTTGGCCGCCCATTCCAAGACCTGTTCGCCGGTCGCCATATCGACGCCGCAGGCTGCCGAATTGCTTGAGTAGTCCCCGGTCCCGCCGGCCGAGATATCGCAGCCGACCCCGTACTTGCCCCGCGGCGCCGCGTTGTCGATCCCCGGCTGAAACCAAAGCTTCAACGGCCCGTTCTCCTGCCGGACCAGCCCCTTCAAGGCAAGCGTCTCAGAGTCAAAGACCGCCTTGCCCTGCCAAATCGGCGGCTTGCACTTGTCCCGCTTCATCCGGTCCAATACTTCCGTGTCGAACACCTTGCCCACGGCGCCGCGTGGGTTCCGGTCAAGCTCCTTGGCGATCAGTCTCGGCGTGGCCCCGCGGCGAAGGCAACGGGCGATGTACCACGGCGAGAGCATCTTGCCTTCGGTCACGTAGCCTCGCCGTTCCATCATCTTCAGGTCTTCGGCGTGGTCGGCAACGTAGGTATCGACCGCCGTTTGCTCGGCCGGTCGAACCGCTTCCACGCGGCCCTCTTTGATGACGAACGCCAACCGGCTTTGAACTGGGTTGTCCTTCCAGTCCAGCACCAGATGCTTGCCGCCCGGCGAGGGCGTATTGGCAGCCTCCCAGAAGACGCCCGTGTCACAACCAAACGTCGAAATTAGTAGGATGCAATTCGTTACGTCGTGCAGAGCGTCCATGACGGCACGGTCCTTGCCGCCCTTCACGAAATCCAGGGCGCCAATCTCGTCGCACGCAAAGACCGACTTGCGACCACCACGGCCCACGTCCTGGCCGGCGGCATATCCGACAATCGTCGCGCCATTGGCTGGATTGAGAAACGAGTGATCGGACAGCGACCGATGCCGGTCGAAGTTGAAACCCTTCGGAAGCAGCCAGTCCGGAATCCGACGCAAGCTCCAATCCACCTTCCAAAGCAACGTGTCTGCGTCCGTAGCCGAGTCCACCAGCTTTTCGTTCCTCGTCACCAGCCCGGCCGAGAACATATCATCCCGCAGCCAGCGGCGAATGATGAGATTCAGGTAGATGTACGTCCCGCCCTGGGCTCGGCTCTTATCCAACAGCACGTCCATTGGAGTTTCGGACGCAAGGGCTTCGTCGATCGCCCCATCCATCGCCAGGATGACCGGCTCTTGGTGGCACCACGGCACGAACGGCTGGATCGGCGTCTTGGAACGCGGTTCGAACAGCCACCCCAGCGCTGCGAAGAAGAACAGCACGTCCTCAAACGCCGCCTGCGTCAACGCCTGCTGCAATCCAACGTCTCGCATGGCCGCCCGGCCCATCTTGGCCCGCCATGCCACGTTGGCAACGGGGTCCTTTGGCACCAGGGCGTAGAAGGGGGAAGTGGTCATTGCGAAGGCACGTCCTCGGGCCCCACTCCATCCGGCAACTCCACCCACTCACCATCCCGGGCCGCCTGAAGCCGCTGCTTAAGCTCTTCAATCACTTCCCGCTTGCCCTCTTCGACCCCGACCTGGCGACCGCAAGCCCAACCCGTCGCATGTGCCTTGGCGACCAGGGCGTCCCGTGTGTTCGCATGCAACGTCCACAGCCAGAATGCACGGACCCACCTTACCAGCCAGTGAATCCCAATCGGGAAGCACACCTCGCAATGAGTGACCCAATCGTACCACGCCGACGAGTACAGAAACGGACACTCCTCGTACAAAGAAACCTTGCGGCATAGCTTAAACATCTAGCCCTCCAGCAGCTTTTCAAGCATGGCCTCGATTTCCTCAACCCGTCGCTTCTCTCGCTTCACCCCCTCGTCGTCCTCAGGTGACTTCGCAAGAGCCTTCGGCAACAACTGCTCGAAGAATCGGCTTTGATACTTCCTCGCCCACAGAAGCAGGCTCCACGCCCCGGCACTCGGGGCCTGGGCAGGCTGTACCCGCTTGTTCTCCAACTGCGAGTACACCCAACGAATGTCCCCAAACAAATCGACGGCGGAAACCCCCTTGTCGGCACGGTCAAGCATCGCCTCAACCGCCTCTTCGTCCACGGCTGGAAACTCTTCAAAGCCCTCTTCAGCCGCGGGATCATCCTCTTCTTCAGCAGCAGGCGGCAACGGCGGAAACAGCCGCTCCATTTCCTCCCAGCCCTTCTCTTTCGCGGAAATGCGATCGTGCCCGAAAGACCGCATCTCTCGAATCACCTCATCCTTGAACGCCGACGCCTCGGCCCAGCGGCCTTCACGCCGCAGCCTGTCCGTCAGATCGATCTTGGATTCCTTCAAGGGCATAGTTCAAAAACCCTCCCCAATGCACTCTCCAACCGTCTTGACCGGCGTCCCATCCAGGTAACGACGCACGGCATCCCGCAACGTCTTCAGCCGTCGATCGTGAAACCCATCCATTGCAAGCAACTCTTCAGCACTCTTGCCCTCCAACTGATCCACGTACAGAATCCCAAGACGCGCCTCCAAAAGGTTGATGATGTACAGCGGCAACCCATAAATCTCCAGGTCCGCAATCGAAGTGCGATCGTCGGAGCCAGACGGGTCGGCCGGAGTCAGCATGGAACTTCACCCCCTCAAATCTGGTTCGTCCCCTCAACACCCCGGGCAACCCTGCCCTCCGTCCGCAGCTTCAGAGCATCCAACGCCGCCCTCACAAAGGCCAATGCCCGACCGTTCAACTCGCACGCAAACTCACCCGACTGGAAGCCGAGAAGACGATCCTCGACGATGGCGAGCAGGGCTTCGTTGCTGATGCCGTTGATGCCGGCCTCTTGGATCGGGCCGTTCTGGAACCGAATGTCCTGGCAGTGCGGAACCAGATCGGCCACGTACACAATGCTGTAGCAGTGGGAGGCACCGCCCGGCCCAACCTCACCCAAAACGTCGATCCGAAGGGCATCATTCAGCCCGTTCACCTTATGGCTCGTCAACTCCCGTACCATCGCTCATCCTCCAGATCAAGGGAACAGTCAGACAAAACGGGGGCTGCCGGTGTCGAACCGGCCTCCAACTGGGACCCTGTCGGAGTGTCCTGCAACCGCACTCGTCAGTACGGCCACGCCCCCGGGCTGAAAGTCTCTAAAGAAAGCCGCCCGGCCGTTATCCCGCGTTCAGCCGGACCCCCGAGGGTTGTTGGGCGGGACCAGTCCGCCCCGCGAGGTCGCTTCCTCCGGTAGCACACCAACCACAAATACCATAACTGACTACATCACGCAAGAGGAAAACTGCAAATTGACAGATTACCTAGCTTAACGCTGAAATGGGCTCGGAATTTTGAGGGGGATACCGGTACCAGCGGTGCGCCCGGCCCCCGGGGGGTCTGGCTCGGTTTCCGGGCCCGGCGGGGGGCCCCAACGACCAGGACCGCAGCAGGACGGCCGACTGGCGACGGACGGCCGAAGACACCACCAGGACCGCCGGAACGCAACAGCGAGCGCCACAGGCGACGAGGCGAGGCACGGCAGCCCAGGGCCACAGCGCCCAGCAGGGCAGCACATGGCCAGCAGATCGAGCACCGCAACCCGGTAGCAACCGACTCGCACGCAACCGGATGCAGCAGCCACCAGCCAGCCAGCAGCCACCAGCCAGAGGGGTATCGCGCGTCCGCCTAGGAAATATCACGGGTAGCCGTGTTATATCACGGGGCGGGGCATCCCCCTGCCCTTGTATCCCCTTGCCCGTTGGTCCTTGACCGCTTTGCCGGCTTCCCGTTGTAGGGTGAGGCCAACACTGGGAGGACCTTAGCAGCAGACGAGCGCGCAGCTTGACCGGGTGACCAGAGAAGGACGTCGCGAGCCGCCTTGCGTCGGTCGCCAATCCGTAGCGAGCACGCAAGACCTGATGGCGGGTGTCACCGGGTTACGCCGCGTTGGGCTCAGGAGTTGGGCCGGCGTGACTTGCACGCGTGCCGCTTCCCTTGACGCCCCACCATTCTATTACGCCGGCTTGCAGGATTGCAACGTCACTCCGGCCGTTCTGCGCGTTCGTATTCTTTTCGACCAATTCGCGCAAAATGGGTTTTTGCCTATTGACCACAATCGCCGATAACGATATCTTAGTGGTATGGCCGTACGACCGGCAACGAACAACACACTAACACGGGAGGAGAAAGACATGGTATGCCCAACAGCCAACACCAACGCCGCGTTATTGGGTGAGATCGTAACTTGGGACATGGCCGCCCAAGAGATTCCGCTTGCCACGGTCCGCAGGGCCCTTGATGATGCCGGCTTGCCGCCGGATAGCCTCGGAGACCTCCGGACAGAGACCGCATTTCAACGCGCCATCAAAGAGTTGAAGGCCGGTCGCACGATCGACAAGGTGAGCACCGACAAGAAGTCTGGCGTGATCGTATTCCAGTTTACCCGTAAGACGCTGGACGAAGCACGGCTTGCAATCGACTTCGACCCCGAAGCTAATTGCACCCTCGACACGGCCACCGGAGACATCACTTGCCCCGGCTCATGGCAGATCGAGAACCACGCGCGGACGATGTTCCAGCACGCCATTGACCACCGGCAGACGTCGGACATCACCCGACTTGTCCAACGGCTTTTCATCAATCACGCCGACCTCTTTGCAATCAACCCCAAAAAAGGGGTCGCCTATTTTGTGCCCGAGGCCTTCCGAGGTTTCACCGCGCAAATGGAGGACTTCTTGAACGCACTGGGCGGCCAGTTGCTCCGCTTCCCCGTACCCAAGGGGACCGAAGCCGGAAACCGTTCAGTACGAGACAGCGTAGAAGCCGGCTTGCTTGCCCTCTCGGAGGAACTGCAAGAGGCAGTAGACTCTTGGGGCGAATCGACCAGGGGCGCCACGATGGAACACGCCATTGAGAAATGGCAGATCATCAAGCACAAGGCCGAAGCGTATAGCGAGTATTTAGGCGACCGCCAGGCTTCGCTATTGGCCACGCTCGCCGACCAGCGCCGCAGGTTGGCCGCCAAGGTTGCCGAGGTAACGACCCTGAAGGAGACCGCCAAGACGGCCCCGCAGGCGGACGGCAGCCAGCAGCAGACACTTTTCAGTGAGACCGCACCCGACGAGGCGCCCACGCCCTATTACCACGTCGACGCCGGAGAACTTCCCCCCGACTTCACCCCGGGATACGCAGGGGAACGGATCGAGACCGAGGAATACGCCAGCGCATAGCCCCGGCCTGCCCCTCACCCGCCCCTGCAGATCGGCACGGGCGGAGAGGGGGCCGACTTGAGCCCGCAACCAACACCACGCACGGAGAAAACCCCATGCAACCCATCGAGAAGTTCCAGCAGATGCGCGCCGACTTGACGGCCTCCCTTATCGAGCGCGACCAAGAGATTGACCTGTGCCTCACCGCACTGGTCGCCAGAGAACACGTGCTTCTTGTCGGCCCTCCCGGAACCGCAAAATCCATGCTCTCCGACGCAATCGTCAAATGGCTTGACGGCTCCCGGTTCCAGATTCTCTTGACGAAATTCACCACGCCAGAAGAGGTGTTCGGCCCGGTTTCGCTTGCGGGCCTGAAGACGGACCATTACCGACGAATCACCACGGGCAAGCT